TCTTTGTTCAGCATCAATACCACCATGTACAAAGAATACTTTACGGTCAGTATGCTTAATATTATTTATCTTTTCATAAAGTATTGCTCCGTGGGTTTCTACTCTACTGTATAAAATGAGAGTATTTCCTTTTAAATCTAATGCAAGATTAGTGATAAAATTATTTCTTTGTTCATGAGAAATTAAATATTGAAGTTCATCTTCATAAGTTTCAAATTTTTTAGGAGGATGTTTAAGTACTAAACACTGAATATCTAACTGAGATAGATGTCCTTCTTTCATCAATTTCTCAGTTTTAGTTACCTTATATGATGGTCCAAACAATCCCTCTAAGACCCATTTATGAGTCTGTGTACCATCTAAAGTACCAGTAAACCCAAATCTATACTTAGCATGTTCTAACTTAGTCATGATATTAACTAATGACTTACTCTTGAAAAGATGTGCTTCATCACCTATAATAACATTATAATCTTTAAAGAATGATTTTTCCATTCTAAATACTGATTGCCATGTAGTAATAGTTACTTCATTCGCATTAGTTACTTCCCTACCAGAATAAATTC